CGAAGAAATTGGAGAACTGGCATGTCATTGGAATTGGTTAGTTAATCACCACCATCAGCCAGAAAACGGCATTCCGTATGCGATTCACTATACTGAAGGCGGTCCGTGGTTTGACAATTATAAACATTGCGAATACGGTTATCACTGGGAGATGATACGGAATGAAATGGTAGCAGCAAATACATCGCCAGCTCTTCCTCACAAATACGCAAACCTACCAGTAGAAATTAATAATATTATTGATAAGATGATTGAATTCCGTATGGATTCAAACAATGAATATTATAAAACTACAAGGGATGATTTAATTAAAGAAATTGATACAAATTTATCACCACAGCGTGTGTATGCGGTTGACAGTGAATTTAGATATGCGAGGAAAGGAAACGTGTACGATCCTATGTTAGAAAACTTTATGATTGGCACAGGTGGCCAAATAACAACCTGGGACATGATTGAAGGCAATAACTCGCCTGTAGTCATTAGAGGCATTGCAAAACGAAAACAAATACACACTTGTTGGGAAACTGGGAGAGATTTTTATTATATAGATACGGGATATTTTGGCAACGCTAAACGTAAACTATATCATAGAATAACAAAAAATCATTTACAAAATATTGACCCAGTTATTTCTCGACCGCGTGATAGGCTAAAGGCAGCAGGATTTAGTCCTTGTAAATTTGAGGGCGGGTCTGACATATTAATTTGCCCGCCTTCAGCAAAGGTAATGAAATTCTTTGATCTTGATTTAGATCAGTGGATGGAAACAACACTATTAGAACTTAAAAAACACACTGATAGAAATATTGTTATACGATTAAAACAAAGTAGAGATGTACGTATGCATTCCGATACACTGGAAGATGCATTATCAAAAGATGTACATTGCTTAATTACCTTTAATAGTATTGCAGCTACTGAAGCAATATTACTAGGAAAACCTGCAATTACACTAGGTCCTAATGCTGCACATACGCTATGTAAGCATTCTTTATCTGATGTAGAAAATCTCTATATACCATCACTTGATGAAGTTGAAGAATGGGCGGCACATTTGTCCTACAGTCAATTTACTGAATTAGAAATGCGCAACGGATATGCATGGTCGATATTAAATGAAAATAGCAATTTACTTAACAGCAATCCCAAAAAATAAAAGTGAAACTAAATTAGCTGTTCTCAAAAGATTCGGCGAAGGTGTTTTAAAATCTTTAGACCAAGTAGAATTTGTTAATGGATTTAATATAGTTGATTGCGATGTTGCAGTTATGCAAGGTTATGTACACAAAGATGTAAATGCTCCGCATTTACAATTACGTAAACGCATACTTGAAGCTCATGAAAATGTTATAGTTATTGATAGTAATCTATTTCAATTTGCCAATGCTGAGTTAACCAATTACTATTTGCGTTATAGCCTTAATGGTATATTTCCAACTACTGGGTTTTACTTTGATAATAAAATAGACAATACAAGATGGCAATCTATTAGTGATAGATTAAACATTGGATTAAAAGAGTATAGGACTACAGGAGATCATATTTTAATCTGTTTACAGAGAGTAGACGGCTGGAGTATGTGCGGCACAGATGTTCAAGTATGGCTCAACAGCACAGTTGATGAAATTAGAAAATATTCTAATAGACCAATAGTAGTTAGAAAACACCCCGGTGATAGACGCCAGGCTCAGTTACATTTTTCAAATCAATATAAGGTTAGTACAAATCATAATCTAATTGATGACTTACAAAATTGCTGGGCAACTGTAACTTATAATAGTAGTCCAGGCATTGCTAGTTTAATCTACGGTGTTCCAGTATTTGTAACTGATGCTGAACCTAAACAAAGTCAAACATGGCCAGCTTGCAATACTGATTTAAAATTAATAGACAATCCGATAATGCATGATAGAACTGGCTGGATAAACAAAATTAGTCAGAGTCATTGGAATGATGACGAAGTAGCCAGTGGGCAAGCGTGGATGTTTATTAAAGAGCGCCTGTGTATTTTAAAATCCAATCTTTCTTAAAACTCTCAATAACTTGATATCCCCAAGTTTCTAATATTACTATAGCGGGTTTTTCTTCTAAATCGTTTTTATATTCGTGTTTCGTTTGTTCAACGACTAATATTGGTTTATTACGTTTGATTGTATCCATTGCTCCTGCAAGTATTTCTTCCTCAAACCCTTCAACATCGATTTTAATCATATCAATATTATCAAAATTAAAGCTATCAAGAGTTTTTAAAGGAATAGTTCCTTTACCTATGGATGTTTGATCAATATGCGTATGGCCGGTGTTTCCTTGTACAATGTTCATTTCTATTAAACTTTCTGTGCGACCAAGTGCCATTTGATAAATTGTATAATTAGTTTTAGGAACATTTAATTTAAAACATTCAATAAAATCGCTTACAGGTTCAAAGGCAATAACATGATCAAACGAATTAACAAGATCACAGGACCATAACCCAGCATTGGCACCAATATCGATACAAACCCGTTTTTGAGAACACGCTGCAATAGCAGCATCTCTTGCTCGCCATTGATATCTAGCAACGCCGTCCTTTAATATACTTTTTTTAAGCATCCTTGGGAAATGGTCGTCATAGTTTGGGAACCAAAAATTATGCGATTGTAGCATTACTTCCTCTCTCAGTTAAATATGCAGTTATTTATAGGTAATACCTAGCTGTTAATTTATTTCAGCATTTAACACCTGTGTAACATACTTAGGATATATAATACGGAGCCCTTACACATATGACTATAACAGTAGTAACAACCTTTCATCAATCTGGATTAGAATTATACGGCCAACGGTTTTTAAATTCTTTTGCAGAAAACGTAGATAAGAAAATTAAACTATTAGTCTACGCTGAAAATTGTTCACCAGTTTATCCTGATTTAGATCAAATTACCATACTAGATGCTGTACAAGTATTACCTAAATTAAACGAATTTAAAGATAAATGGAAAGATGTTCCAAAAGCAAATGGTCAGTGTCCGTTTCCAGAACGCAGACCGAGAGACTGGCAAAAAGAATTTAAATGGAATGCTGTACGATTTGCAAACAAAACCTATGCAGTATTTGATGCATTCCATAAACGTGCAGACACGTGGATAGTATGGATGGACGCTGACAGCTATATACATTCTCCCTGGAGTTATGACCAGTTTAAACTGTTGTTGCCAGACAACAAATATATTACATATGTGGGCCGAGGTAAAGGATCACAAACTTGGCCAGAGTGCGGATTCTATGGAATGAATCTAAATCATCCAGTGTGCCATAGCTTTTTAGAAGATTTTGAAAAAATGTATGAGGATGCTGAAAACGGATTGTTTACACTAGACGAATGGCACGACAGCTACATATTTGGTGTATTATTAGACAAGTATAAAGAGTTTAAAGATTCTGTAGTTGACTATAGCGACAATATATATAACAAAACAGCAAAAACAGGTGGCGGCGGACACCCGTTAATTAACAGCGTACTTGGCACATGGATGGATCATATGAAGGGTGACAGAAAGTCTACAGGCAAAAGTCTATCAAAAGATCTAATTACAGATCGTACAGAGAAGTATTGGAATGAGATTTAGTTTATGGACACAATACGGGGCACTTAACAGTGGCCCCGTATTTGAAGCCTTTGCAAACAGTTTGCGCAGCGCAGGCCACAAAGTTCTTTATAACACTCCTGATTGTGAAGTAGATGTGATATGGAGTGTTCTATGGTGCGGCCGCATGTCAGAAAATAAAGCCATATGGAACCAAGCTCGTCAGCAACGTCAGCAAGGCAAAATCCTAATAGTTTTAGAAGTAGGCGGACTCAGACGAGGAACAACATGGAAGGTTGGCTTATATGGTATTAACAGATCTGCAAAGTTGGGTCCTAAAGGAAACGATAGTAAAAGAGCAGAAGCACTAAATCTTACATTAAAAGATTGGCAATACAATGATAATGGTTCTATTATGATTTGCACACAACATGATAAGAGCCAACAATGGGAAGGCATGCCTATACTTACTAATTGGGTGAGATCTACTATTGAGGAAATTAGGTCCTACACAGATAGGCAAATTTTAGTAAGGCCTCATCCTCGATGCATAATTCCTTGGGTGGAAAAAGAATTTAAATATGTTCAACGTCAACTCCCCAAGCCGATAGATAATACGTATGACAGTTATGATTTTGATATTAGTAACACCTACGCACTGGTTAACTGGAGTTCTAATACTGGAGTCGAAGCAGTGCGCAACGGCATTCCAGTATTTGTAGGACCAAACAGTCTTGCATATGAAGTAGGTAATAAAAGTTTTGAAACTATCAACAATCCGTTACGTCCTGATAGAACACAGTGGTTCAACGACCTTGCTCATACAGAATACACCGTAGAAGAAATTGAGCAGGGTATTCCTTTAAAATACTTGACAACACAGTTTTAATCTGTTATAGTAGTAACATGCTAAAAGAAATTCTTAATATCGAAGATTGCCTTGAAATCTTAGCAGGCACTTATTATAAGTTTGTTGCGCAAATAGAAATATTGCCAACAGACTACACCATAATGAGCAGCATTGCTAGGCAAGTGTCGAGAGGAATTGCCTTGACTGATAAGCAATATGACATTTGCAAATCTAAATTACTTGAGAACTACAAGGCACAATTTACTGATATTGATTGTGATTTAGAACAAGTTGTTGAACGGTTACGACAACCGCTACGTTGTATCGATCGCCGCAAATACATTAAGATAGCAACAGACCAAGAAAAGGATGCATTTCCTGTAGAAAACGAAAAAAAGTTAGGATGGTTTGTTATTCGCTTTCCGTTTAGTAAAAAGATGATCGTTGATCTAGAGAGCTCAATTATTGATAGAAAACACTATTGGCATCCAAAAGGTAGTCATGAGCATTTCTTTTTAACTAACGAATCAAACATCTTAAATGTTATCGATACCTTCAAACAAAAAGAATTTGAAATTGAAAAAGAGTTATTAGAATTTTACGATAAGATTATTGATATTAAAAATAATCCAAAAGATTATATACCCTGCATTTCAAATGCTCAAATGTATAACGTATCAAGTAAAATACAAACAGTAGCCCTTAACGAAATTGGACCACTAACTGACGAGTCACTATTACTATATGTTGATCGTGCTCGCCGATATGGAATTGCTAAAGTAGAACATAATATACAACCTCAAACACTTTTTGAAAAAATTGCTGTTAGAAATAAGTTAGAATACCTAAGCAAACCGAAAGAAGAAAATATTAACGATTTAGTATCTGCTGTTAATAAATTAAATAGATATCCATTATTAGTAGTTGTACAAGAGAGAGAAGCAGAAACTCAATTACATGAATTATTCAATGTATTTAGACACGTTGTTAATCCAAAAGAACAAAGTGTACTATTTCGTTTAAGTGGCAATACTGGATTAAGTTTTAATCAATACATTAAAGAAAATAATCTAAACAACTGGGTTGACAAATCTACTAAGATAGTGTATATTAATAATAGTAAATTGCCTAAACTGCTAGTAAAAGGCGAATGGAAGCCAACAACATCATTGGTGTTTGATAGCTACCCAACTAAGTTTATCGACGCATATATTGCGTCTAACTGTGATTTAGTAATTTACAGAGATGAGATAATGAGTCCTTTTAAGAAATATTATAATGCCAGAATGTAGATTAATCATTGAAGATGAAGTGAATATTAAACTTGAGGGTTTGGATGTAGATGTTCGCCGCAAGCTAGCCAACGCTCTCAAGTTTGAAGTCCCATACGCAAAATATATGCCGCAGTACAAGCTAGGCCGATGGGATGGCAAGGTAGCGTTTTTTGGAATTGGTGGAACTGGTTATGTTAATCATCTTGATAAAATTTTAGATATTTTACAAAAAGAAGGCGTAGAAATAGTTGACATTAAAGACCATCGTCATCCTATTAAATTAAACTTTACCCACGTTACAGAACAATATTGGGCAGATCAAAATATTCGCTGGCCCAAGGGACATTCGGCAGCGGGTGAACTTATCATGCTTCGCGATTATCAAGTAGAGGCAATTAATAGCTTTCTAGATAATCCGCAAAGTCTACAGCAAATTGCCACAGGTGCAGGCAAAACTATCACTACAGCAACACTAAGTCATCTAGTAGAGCCATATGGTCGCAGCCTTGTAATTGTACCTAACAAGTCACTGGTCGAACAAACAGCAGAAGATTATCGCAACTGTGGTCTTGACGTAGGTGTATATTTTGGAGACAAGAAAGAACTAGGTAAGACACATACTATTTGTACCTGGCAGTCATTAAATATCTTGGATAAGAAAACTAAAGACGGTAAAGCTGTATTAACACTTGCAGAATTTTTAGAAGGTGTTAGTGCAGTTATTGTAGACGAAGTACACCAAGCCAAAGCAGAAGTACTTAAAAACTTACTTACTCGTAATTTACGCAAGGCTCCAATTCGTTGGGGATTAACAGGTACAGTTCCTAAAGAGTCGTTTGAGTTTGAAAGCATCCATGCAAGTTTAGGTCCAGTAATTGGATCAATCACAGCAAAAGAATTGCAAGACAAGGGTGTGCTATCACAATGCCATGTTAATGTAGTACAGTTGGTTGACATTGTAGAACACCGAGACTATCAATCAGAATTAAAATATCTAGTTACAAACGAAGAACGGATTACTTACATAGGTAAATTATTAAACACTGTTTCGCAGTCAGGCAATACACTAATACTTGTTGATCGTATTAGTGCAGGAAAATTGTTACGTGAACTCATACCTGACAGCGTTTTTATTAGTGGGGCAGTTAAAGTAAAAGATAGAAAAGAATCATACGACGAAATTCAAGAATCAACAAACAAGGTTATTATTGCAACCTATGGCGTTGCATCTGTGGGTATCAACATACCTAGAATTTTTAATTTAGTATTAATTGAACCTGGCAAGAGTTTTGTGCGAGTCATTCAATCGATTGGTAGAGGCGTAAGAAAGGCAAAGGACAAAGACTTTGTACAAATATGGGATATTACAAGTACCTGTAAATTTGCAAAGCGACATCTTACACAACGTAAGAAGTTTTATAAAGAGGCCCAATACCCCTTTACATTAGAAAAGGTTGAATGGAATTAAGGACACAATGAGAATATTAACATTAGATAACCAGTGCTTTCAGTTAGATAACTTACCAGAACAAATTGATGAAGATATAAGATTTTCAGTACTTGATAATTCAGATCCAGTAAATCCTGACTTCTTTTTTATACCACTTATATTTTTAGAATCGTTTAATGCACCTGCTATGGTTTTAGATATAGGAGGACATCAGTTAACAATGCCCGTTGATTGGAGCATTGCTGTTGGAGATTCAGAAAGCGGAATGGATTTAGAAGTGCTACCGCTAACCAGTATAAATGATCGAGGATTTGAAGCGTTCTTGTTTAATCCTCTAACCGGGTTTAAAACACACTTTGCAAAAATAAATATTGTAAACTTTTACACTGATGTCAAATGGTATTTTCCAAAAATAAAAAACGGACAATTATTAACAGTTCCGTTAACAGACAAGCCTAAACCGTTATGTGCGTTTTTTGTTAAAGATATAAGTAGACAGTGTGAAATAATTGAATATAGTAAGTTGTTGTAAGGAATACACATGGGATCAAAAGCTGGAAAAGTATGGGGAAGCACTGAATTAATACATGCCAACGGCGTATTAGAATTCCACCGTATAGAATTTAAATCAGGATACAAGTGTTCAGAACACGAACACAAATTCAAATGGAATGGCTTTTTTGTAGAGTCAGGAAAGATGATTGTGCGTGTTTGGCAAGATGCAGCTCAAAATGGTCTCGTTGACGAGACTGTATTATCTGCAGGTGACTTTACCCAAGTTAAGCCCGGTAAAGTTCATCAGTTTGAAGGCATAGAAGACGGAGTTGCTTTTGAACTATATTGGGCAGAGTTCAATCACGATGATATTGTGAGAAGAACTATAGGTAGTAAAGTCAATTAAAAGGAGAACGTTATGGATTTTGACTTAGTTACAATTGGTTTTATTTTTGCCGTAGCAGGATTAGGACTAGTATGGTATTTCAATAGAAAGTCTGGACTAGATGTTAATCAAGACGGTAAGGTAGATGTTGCAGATGCTAAGGCTGCTGTAGCAAATACTGTAGTTGCTGTTGAAGCTAAAGTTGAAGCTGCTGCGGATCTTAACAAAGATGGCAAGGTAAGTGTAGCTGACGCTGAAGTTGCTGTAGTAGCTGTTAAGAAAGCAGCAACTAGAGTTAAGAAGACAGCGACTAAGGCTGTTGCAAAGAAAACAACCCGCAAGGCCAGCGGCACGGTATAATGGTTCTTGTGCCGGGGGAGGCATTGATATACGAGCGTGACGACAGAGGTGTTGTTTATGCCCGTTATAGAGATCCTCCTCTGAATGCAAAACCTCGATGGATCGTTGGTGGCCCAGCTGAGACTGCGCATCCATTATTAAATTACGGGGATTGGAAAGACTTTGTTGAGGTCTGTAATGACAGTCCTACACTCAAAAAACAACTTGACAAAATCGTCGATCTGTATTATCTTATAAAGAGTGAAGATACGAAATGACAACTGAAAAATTACCCATCAAAGATATTCTTGCAGCTCTTGATATGGGAGCTAAAGAAGTGTGGGATGAACTCTCAATTGAAGAAAAGAAGAGCATCAGCTTTTGGTTATTAAATCGTTGGGTGAGTTCAGTCAGCGGTAGTAGAGAAAAACAAGAACTTGCTATTTTTAAAACCAACGAATACTATAATAAAAACTGGAGTGTGCTGGGAACTAAGCATCCTAAACTTCAATGGCAATTACTATGTCAAGCAGCCGGCACAGGAAAAATTGAATATCACCAATGGATTGGTTTTAAACAAAAAGCAGGATCTAACTCTAAAAGTGTTAAACTGCTTCAATCCATTTATCCAAACATGAAACAAGATGAGGTTGAACTCCTTGCTAGAATATCTACAAAAAAAGAACTCAAACAGTTGGCTGAAGACTACAATATTGAACATGCAGATCTCTGAGAAACCTTACATATGTGAGTATTGCAGTACAGGGTATACTAAAGAAAAAACCCTAGCTGTTCACATGTGTGAGCAAAAGAGACGAGCATTACAAAAAACAGAAAAGCGTGTTCAATATGGTTATTATGCGTTTAATAGGTTCTATAAATTAAGTGCTGGTTCAAAGAAAGACAAGACCTACGAAGAGTTTTGTAAGTCACCTTACTACAATGCATTTGTTAAGTTTGGATCGTTTGTCTCTAATGTGCGCCCTTTATATCCCGAGAAGTATATTGATTATGTTGTAAAGTCGGGCGTTAAATTAGACCACTGGTGCCGAGATGAATTATATCAACAATACGCTGTTGAACTTATTCTTAAAGAAGATGTTACTACTGCCCTAGAGCGCAGTGTAATAACTATGATGGAATGGGCAGAAGAAAACAACAGCGCATGGAATCACTATTTTAATTACGTAAGTTTAAATAGAGCAGTATGGCACATTAAAGATGGTAAGATTAGTCCTTGGTTAATCTTAAACTGCAAAAGTGGAAAAGAACTACTGAGTAAATTTAATGATGAACAATTAAATATGATTTATCATATTGTTAATCCTGAACATTGGTCCATTAGATTTAAACGACAAAAAGCAGATGTTGAAATAGTAAAAGAAGTCGCGAAAGAGAGCAACCTATGAAATTAATAACACACCCTAACCTTTTATTAGAAACAGAATTAAAAGATGTAAATCTTGAAGATCCGGGATTTGATCCTAAGGAACTCAAGAAAGACATGATAGAATTTATGCTAGCCAACGGCGGTATTGGCCTAAGTGCTAATCAAGTTGGATTGGATTATAAAATATTCGTCATGGGAGATAGTTTAGAAAATTCAACCATGTGCATTAATCCTACAGTGATTCAATACACCGAAGATACACAAGACGAACCAGAAGGCTGTTTAAGTTTTCCTAATATCTTTGTTCGAATTAAACGACCAAAAGAAATACTTGCTAAATTTTATGATGAAAATTTAAAAGAATGTGTAGTTAAGATCAGCGGGTATAGTGCTAAGTGTTACTTGCATGAATTGGATCACGTGCTGGGAATTACTATGAAAGATCGTAGTAGTAGCCTAAAGTGGAATATGGCGCTTAAAAAAGCGCAAAAACTTACAAAGAATATTTGATGGATATTGATATTGACTTTGCTGATAGAGACCTTGTGTTGTCAAAGCTACAACATAGGGTTGCTTGTCTTGAAGAAAATAAAAAACATAACACTGGCGTTTATGTAACAGAGATTCCTCATAATCCAATTGATAATTTAGCTACTATTGATTATCGTGCAGCAGAAGAACGCGGATATTTTAAAATAGACTTTCTTAATGTTGGTATCTATAAAGATGTGCTGGATGATGTGCATCTACAAAAACTTATGGAAACAGAACCGCTATGGGAACTTTTACAACACAACGAATTTGTAAATCAATTATTTCATTTGAACGGGCACGTGGATGTTCTGAAGAAGACTTGCCCTACTTCCGTGGAACAATTAGCTGCCGTCCTAGCGATGATCAGACCAGCAAAACGGTATCTAATTGGGAAGCCATGGACGACGATAATGATGGATATTTGGAAGAAGCCAACGAACGATGAGTACTATTTTAAGAAAGCTCACGCTGTATCATATGCTATGGCAGTAGTGGTACATATGAACTTATTATGTGAAAAATTAACGCATTCTGCGGACTAATTGAACATTTTTACGTTTTACACGTTTCAATGCTAGATTATTTAAATTAACTGTAGGCCCTATTGTAACTATAACATCTTTGGTATTCATGGTCATCATACAATAGCGAAACCTATCAAACTCACCCTTTAAAAATATATTAATAGGAATCATTCTATTTGATTCCCACCACCAAGCTTCACCAAGTTCTAAGAAAATTTTCTTGTCGTCATCAACACGTATATTTGTAAAAATATACATACTGGTTACATGTTGATCTTGATTTGAGATGACACCGATATATTCGTTGCCACCATAGGACACTACGCTTAAAAACGGAAAATTCTCTTCTATATCTTTTGTTAGCATTGATTAATCATTATTCCTAATAAATACTAGTACTATGCAATTATTACCAAGATATTTAGTCTCAAATAGAATTGACATCATAGCCAATTTGGCAGGATTTATTACGGAGTATAAACCAGTGTATAAAAGACAACTTACTATTTACAAAGGCATTGATAATGTGTTAGAATTTAGATTACTAAACGCAGATCAAAAGCCTGTTAACACACAGGGATATACTCCTAAGTTTAGAGCCTACAGCGAATCAGGAAACTTGATAATTGCACATGACGGAGTATCATTGGATGACGGTTCAACAGCAGCTAGAGGATTGTTTACTGTAACAGTGACAGAAAATGATTTATTTAATGTTGACTCACAATTTTTAAAATACACTATCTTTTTAGTTGATGCAGACGAACAGCAGACATTAACTTATGCAGATACCCACTTTGGTGTTGATGCTGTTATAAAGATTAGCCAAGAAGCATTTCCAGGCCCACAGGAATCAAATGTTATTACAACATTTGGAGAAACCGCACCTTCATCTGGAACTTACATTAGTTCTACAACAAGTGCAGAGCCTAATATCAACGGCAATGAAGCATTGCACACTGCGGCTGTTTATACCAACGGTTATGTTGGAAATCTAGTATTACAAGCAACATTGTCAAATCAAATAGCAGGAACCACTGACTGGGCAGATCTTACTACCCTTTCATTTACTGGTGACGAAGTTGCTCCAACCCCAGTAAATTTTAATGGTATATTTGGCTTTATTCGTTTTAAAGCAGATGCAGATCCTACTGATACCATTACCAAAATATTAGTCAGAAACTAATTGACATAATGTAATTACGATGCTATACTTAAAACATGAGTATAGTCGCAGACACAATCTTATCCTCGTTACCATCAAAGCGTAAACAAACGCCTAGTGGGTGGATCAGCTTCAACGCACCCTGTTGCCATCACAACGGCCAAGGTGCAGATACACGTCAACGCGGCGGCATCATCCAAGAAGGCGACAATATCAGCTACCACTGTTTTAATTGTGGTTTCAAAGCCAGCTGGCAACCTGGACGTAATGTTAGCAAAAGTCTACGCAAACTTCTACAGTGGCTCAATGTTCCAGACGCTATTATTAACAAGCTAGCACTGGCGGTAATGCAGGAAAACGAAGGTGTAGCAGTTAAACAAAAACTGTTAGAAATACCCAAGTTTGAAACAGTGCCGTTGCCTGATGATGCTATATGCATTAACGAATGCGAAGAGCCATCTAAGCATCTAATAGCAGTATTAGAATATATGGCTAAACGTAATCTATACCTTGAGGACTATCCATTTTATTGGAGCCCAAGTTTAGGATATCGAGATAGATTGATCGTGCCTTTCTACTTTGAAGGGCGTGTAGTAGGATGGACTGCTCGTACAATACAAGCGGATAAACAACCTAAATATCTAAGCGAACAACAGCCAGGATATGTGTTTAATCTTGATGAACAACGGCCTCAAAAGATATTTGTAATTGTATGTGAGGGCCCCATTGATGCTATACACATAGACGGCATAGCACTAATGGGCAGTGAAATCAAAGATCAACAGGCACTGTTGATCAACCGATTAAACAGAGATGTAATACTTGTTCCTGACAGAGATGCAGCAGGCTCTAAGCTAATTGAGCAGGCCATTGACCTGGGGTGGGGAGTAAGCATGCCCAAGTGGGAACCGGGAATAAAAGACGTGAACGATGCTGTTCAAAAATACGGCAAGCTGTATGCACTACATTCAATTGTGAATGCACATGAAACATCACCTTTAAAGATACGACTAGGAGCAAAAAAATGGTTTGGTTAAAAAAGATATGGAGCTGGATTACTTGGCCCTACAATAGGATTGTTGAAGAAATTAAGTTTCGCAAAAGACTAAAAGAGCTACGCCGCAGAGATCCATTCATATATCGTTGATAAATAACTATGTGAAATACATAGTTTACAAAACAACAAACTTAATAACTGGCCAATATTATATTGGTAAACACAAGCAGTTGGTAGATACCTTTGACGGATATTTTGGCAGTAGCCCATCACTTAACGAAGATATTAGTAATCACGGAATAGAATATTTTGTTCGTGAAACATTATATAAGTTTAGTAACGAAGAAGAATGTTATGCTCAGGAAATACTATCAGTGGGCAACAAATGGAAAACTGATGACTTGTGTTATAATAAACAACCTGGCGGCAAGGGATTTAGTTCAGGATGCAACCACTATAGTGCAGGTGTTGGATTCTCGACACAGCATAAAAAGAATTTAAGTAAGTCTCGAAAAAAACGATCAATGGCGACCGAAGAAACACGCAAAAAAATGTCAATTTCTAGGTTAGGATCTAATCGTAACGCTGAAACAAAGAAAAAAATGTCAGTCGCACAAACTGGAGAAAGAAATCCAATGTTTGGAAAAACGCACTCAGTTGAAATTAAAAATATAATTAGTCAGAGCCTTAAAGGGAAATATGTTGGAGATAAGTGTTCATCGTTTAAAGGTTATTACATTACACCATTTGGTAAATTTGCATCGGGCCAAGAAATTTCTGAATCTATTACCAATATTAGCAGTAGCACAGCCTGCACCTGGTGTAAGAATAGTAATAAAATAATAACAAAAAGCATGATTGGAAATTCAAAGTATTTAAAAAACTCTGACTTAGGTAAGACTTTCAAAGACCTTGGATTTTGGTTTAAAAACAAATGATTACTTGGGGACTAGTAGGAAATAGTCACGACGCAAGTTTAGCTGTTTTCGATAAACAAGAACTACTATGGGCAAGCCTAGCTAAGGAATTTAGCAAAGTGCCTAACGATCCTCATTCAAATGAGGATCTAAGAAAGGCAGCACTGGAAGTAGCAGGATGGCCAGATCAAGTTGTTTGGTATGAGCGGCCTCGCCTTAAAACATGCCGGCAATTTCTAGCAGGCCAAGGTTGGTTATGGCAAGAGAATGATATTAAAAAATATCTAGCAACCTGGGGTATACGTGGTACACCAATCAAGTATACCCAACACCATACTAGCCATGCAGCATATGCTTATTACACACAACCCTATGACGAGTGTGCTGTAATATGTCTAGACAGCATTGGAGAATTTGAAACCCTAACTATCTGGAATTGCTCTAAGGGCAAAATGTCAAAGATACACAGTCAAGGCTATCCGCACAGCTTGGGTTTATTCTACAGTGCTATGACACAACGACTGGGGCTAGTACCGCAACGTGACGAATACCTAGTAGCCCAATGGGGAGCCAAAGGCGATAAACACAAGTACTTCCTTACTATACTTGAAGAATTAGTAGAGACTCGCGGCATGGCCGTTGATCCGTTCATGCGTATGCGTGAGAATATGCACAGGGGAGTTAACTGGTGGCGTCCTGAATTAAACAGTGAACAAGACCTGTATGACATCGCAGCAGCTACTCAAGCAGTGTTTGAATACTGCTTGCTAAATTTATCAGCATGGACTAAAACAAAAACAGGCTGCAAGCACCTAGCACTAGCAGGCGGCGGTGCCCTTAATCGCCAAGCAGTTGATAATATACGCTACATGTGGGATACTGTATGGGTACCGCCTAACCCTGGTGACCCTGGTAGCTGTGTTGGAGCAGTGCTGGCTCAAACTAAAACAAGAATTACTAATGTTGACAAAAAATGGTATAAGAGTGTATAATACAGTATGACCACAAGACAAAACACAGACTACGGATATGATATACAAAGAGTGTATCTAGAAATGATGCTGACAGATGCAGAGAGCTTTGTGCGCTGCCAAACAGTATTTGACCCAATATCGTTTGATAGGCGCTTGCAAGCGGCTGCTAAGTTCATCAACGACTACGTAGTTGATCACAATGCTATGCCCACCTTTGACATGGTAAATGCAGCAACCAAGACGGATCTCAAGCATCCTGGTGAGCTGCGTGAAGAACACTTTGATTGGTTGCTGACTGAGTTTGAAACCTTTGCAAGACACAAAGCACTGGAAGCAGCCATCTTAAAAAGTGCAGACCTGTTGGAAAAGGGCGAG